TGAGGATATGATCAATCGTTCTTTGAACGGCATCCGGACTGAATACAACCTTGGTTTGGGTGAGGGATATGATGAAGCGTTCCAGTGCATCCCGCATGACAACACGGATGATCGGACGCAGGCTATCTACATTAAAAGCCGGATCGGAGCAAAGTAATATAGGTTCTGTACTGGTTAATTCTGTCTGTCCCTGGCCTTGTAGAAAGACCTGAAGGGCACGGGCCATCCGTTCGGTGCGAATTAATAAGTTGGGCTTTTCGTCTTTAAAACTGTTACCTGAGATGGTTCCCCACTGGTCGCCCTTGGCGCGGTATGTGCCGGTCAGCGGTGTAACGTACATGACGAAAACACCCGTTGGTCCCACCAGAATTAATGGAAAATTGACTCCCAGAGCGGGAGGTGTCACATTGCGCAGGAGGGTGAAATTCTTGTCCAACAACTTATCCATCACGAACATGATATGGGCTTGCGCCTGGATCTCTCTGAACCAGCCTCCACCATATTTAAGCAAGGCCATCCCCCGGTCAACAAAATTGATTTTGCCGGTCTCTTTGTCCAAGTATGGGGTCTGGTCAATAATTTTCATGGGGAATCCTCACTCGAACGGCAACTAGAAAACCGGGACACCGGTCAGGAGATCGCGGGTAGTCGTCTGCCCTGCGGTGATGATGGTTCCTTTTGTTTCCTGAATTGTACTGCCGGTTTCAAAAACACCACCGAGAAGGCTCTTGCGTTCGCCGGTAACAAAGCGTTTCCCGTTAATCAGCTGCTTGGCTAGTATTTTTCGTCCCAGCAAAACACGGTCTGACCATACAGCCCCGCGTCGTTCATAAACACGGACCAGATCGATATTACCATCAGCAGAATAGCGGACCGCCTCGATGATTCCATCAAATTTCTTGCTTGCCATGGTTCTTTCCTCTTTACTATTGTAGCATATCAGCCCAAAAGATAACCGCCGGGAACCAGGATGGTCTCGGCGGTAAGTCGGGGTGGGCGGATGTATCATAAGGGCGGGAGAATGGTCAATTTCTGCATGAAAGAAAACACGAAATGGAACAAGTGTGCTAAAATGAGTGTACCTTTATTTAAGTTTTATTCCATACCTTTATTCCATACGATCGCCTGTTTCTTTACTGCCGTATTGTACCTGCCGGCGACTACCTTCTGTAACTGAGGGTTGTTGTCGGCTTTTTTTAAAGGAATCAAAAAGATGCCAATCAAAATCGATCATCTTTCTCGAGCACTCATGCGCCGATCCATCCGGATCCTGGACATGGAATATAAAATTTCCGAGATCGCTGAAGAGCTGGGGGCAAGCAAGGAGCAGATCTTAAAGCTTGTGCTGGCCGGCGCACCGGCCCGAAAAGATTCAAAAGGGCGGTATTGGATCCACGGGACAACCTTCGTGCACTGGCTGAGGGACGCAGCTCCCAAAAAGCCAGGCGACAAGACCATCTTCCCGGACAATGAATGCTATTGCTTCACCTGCCGATCGATGGTCACTTTTGAGGCGCTGCGACGCAAGCACCGTATGGTTTTCGGTCTCTGCCCCAAGGGACACAAAGTTGTCAGATTCGTTTCCCTTAAACACAATGGGAAGGACGGCCAAGATCTTGAGAAACCAGAAAAGAGGCAGCCGTGATCAACCGTGAAAACTACCTGACGGTCCGCCGGAATTTGGAATACCGGACCCGGGTGATCCAAAACGACGTGGGCACCGTGGGGACTTACTGGCAATCTTTGAAGCATTTATTGCAGTGGGCTGATAGCAAAAGTTTCAAGGATGCGAATAAGATCATGCCATCATTCCCAGAATATCTGCTCACTGCAAGGAACAAAAGGCGGGAGGATGATCTGCCAGAAGATAAGCCCCTCACCCCTAAATACATGGAGAAAGTTTTATCTCACGCACGTGCATTTTTTGACTGGGCCAGGCTCTATGAGCGTGGGTATACAGGTATCACCGACGCCTGGATAAAAACCTTGCGGGTCCGTAGAAGCGCAGGAACACAGAGCCGGCTGCAGCTGCGCTCGTACTGGCGGCTTGAAGATATCCGGAAGGTCATTGCCCTTAAACCAAAGAACCTGCGTGAGGAAAGGGATATCGCTGCAGTTGCCTTCTTATTCGTTTCAGGGATGCGAATAGGGGCATTCGTCACCCTGCCGGCCGCTTGCGTGGATGTCTCAAGGCGACGTGTGGAGCAGCTCCCCGAGAGGGGCGTGCAAACGAAAAATGATAAGGCTGCAGTGACATTCCTGCTTCCGATCCCTGATCTGCTGGCAGTTGTAGAAAAATGGGCTGCTCGTTTAAAAAGGCTCGATGGTGAATTCAACTGGTATCCACCTTTAAATATAGACGGTTGGGCTGGCACAAAATTCAAGCCAGGGTTATTAAAGGGATCATACAGGGGGCGTGCTGAAGCCTTTGACGGAGGGCTAAAACTGTTGTGCGAGCGTGCCGGCATTCCCTTCAAGTCTCCGCACAAGATAAGGCACGGGCATGGGGTATACGGGGTGAAAAACTCCAAGGATATGGGTCAATTGAAAGCGATCAGTCAGAATATGATGCATGAAAACGTCGGGATCACGGACGGAATCTATGGGAAATTGGCTGAGGACGAGCTCGGGGAAATTCTCTCCAATTTTGGCCAAGGCCTGCCTGATCAGGAGGTGGTAAAGTGACTAAAATTATAGACGAAGATTTTAAAAGGCTGGCTGAGCAGCTTTCGAAGGAAGATCAGATAAGAGTGCTTGGATCATTGATCTGGCTCAGTTGGCGTGAGAAATTACACCTCCCCCTGTTTGATTTTGGAGCGCCCCCAGTCTGGGCCGAAACTGTTTTCTGCCTGATAGGATTGGTCTACGTTATTTATCTCCAGGTGAGCAGCTGGTGGTCGGATCTTCAGATAAATTGGGTGTTCCGGATGATGGTAGTAAAATAAAAAGATAAGTAACGCCCCGCAGCGGTGACACGCCCGGGGCAATGGTCAAGCCGAAGAAGCGGCTGACGAGCAAAGTATAGCACATTTTGCTGGCCGTCCGCTCAGTCGGGCGGCTTTTATTTTAGGAGTTCCATCGATGGCCAACACGCCGGCACGACAAAAAGCTATAAGAAATGAATTACTCTCGGGATCTATTCACCCGTCGCGTTCTCTATCCAAAATATGGGAGAAGCGGCAAAAGGAGCTTGAGAAATCAGAAGGCAAGCCCGGCTATAACAAAAAGCTCGCTGATGAACACGGGCGTGAAATTCTCGAATGGCAAGATGAGAAAGCAGATTTTAGGAGTGCAGAGATGGAGCTCAGCGAGAGCGAACTTGCGGTAATAATGGAAAAAGTGGCTAAACACAAAAAAGAAGAAAAAGAATTGCGAGCCCCTGCAGAGCAACTCTTGGCTGATGTGTTATGGGGCTATATAAATCAGGGATTATCGATCAAAGGATTGGAAGATAGATCTTGGATCGACCCCTCAGGTTTTAGACTTCCAACTTCATTAAATTTTGATCAGCTTAGATGGAAAACTGACAAATATCTAAATGATGGATTTCAAAAAGGTTATGTAGATCACAAAATTGAACATGAGTCACCAGCCATTATGATCTGGCGATTGTGGCAAGTGCGGGAAAAAATCAAATGGGAATTAGGGACGATTACGATAGAGAGATCAGAGGGAGAGCGATCAGAAATAAGGGTAAGCGGCGTTCCTTCGGTTTTTATCATACCCGTCCCAGGAAAAATAGAAGAAAAAATCACGCAGGATCCACCGCTCAACCAGGAAGAAAATGTTGTAATATTGCCGGCACCAACGAAGCAAGAGCCGAGCTATTTAGCAATTATTAAGAAAAGAAAGTTTAAAGACAGAACGGGCTGGGACATGACCTTGATAGAGCTGTGGAATCAAGGTTATGATCGCGGCTATATTGCAGATAGGGTGGGTGTTGTACCGCTCCGGGTGACTAACCGGATATCCGAAATAAGGCGCGAGCTGGGGAAAGATGGAAAAAAAGTGCTGCCGTACAATATAGAGCGAAGACGCCAGCTAATAAAAAGTCGTGATGCTGCGTGATGCGGCGTGACTTTGACCACGTGATGCGCGGTATGCTATAAGGAAGGTGAGCCCAATTGGAGGCAATGTATGGTAGTAACCCGTTTGAAAGTGCCCCTCGAGGAAAACGAATTTTCCGCCCTTCTGAAGGTTGCGGGTGATGAGCTGCGCAACCCAACGGATCAACTTCGGGTGATCTTGCGGAATGACCTTGAGCGGCGTGGTCTCCTTCCTGCACAGCATGCGACTTCGGGGTGCCAGGAAAATTCGCCGGCGAAGAAGGATGGTGCTCTATGAGGAGTAATTCGGAATTGGAAAACTTCATCCTGGACTTTTTATATCGGCGGGGCGCTGGTGAAGCCTTTGCGATCGCTCTTCCCGCTCTGACCAAAATTGCAGGGGAACGTTTTCATCAAGAAATTTCCGCTAGTGAGATCCGCCAGGCGGTCCGCAATTTGCGTCTTGTTGGAAATCCGCTGTGCTCATCAAATTCGGGCTATTACTGGCCTTCTTCCCTTAAGGATGTAGATTTAACAATTCGGACGAAATTTTTATCCCCCGCAAAAAGTGAGCTCAGGTTGGCAAACCGCATGCGCCTTGGGGCTCAGCGGTACTTTGGGGTCCAGTCGGAATTTGAGGATTTATATCTCGCTGTTTCGGCGGAAAGGGAGGAATGAGCATGACTTCAGACCGCCTCCGCTCCCCGGAGACCGAGCGTGCTTTTATCGGATCGATCCTGATCGACCCGGGCCATCTATCTGATGTCGCCGCGCTGGTCAAGCCCGAGGCCATCACGGACGAACGCCTGGGGAAGATCTACCAGGCGTCGCTCGAGATCTCAGCACGAGGGGGGATCCCAGATTACCAGACAATAGCCAACGAGCTCTCGGGCAACGGGCACGGAGTGGACGATGCCTTTTTGGGCAGCCTTCTTACCGAGCCCGGGACCAGCCAAAACGCAGTCGAATATGCCCGCCACCTGGCAAAGCTGGCCTATCGGCGCAGCAAGCGGGCGGAACACCTGGCCACTGCGAATCAGTTTAATAATCTGGATCTTCCGATACCGGATGATGAAGCGAGCCGGCCACGGTATATCGTTCACAATGCAGCTGACGCCCTGGCGCCCCGGCCGGCCGTCAAATGGATCGTCGAAGGCCTGATCTACGAAAAATCTATCACGGTCATGTATGGGGACGGGGGAACGAAAAAAACATGGGCCGGCATGTACCTGGCGGCTTGCGTTTCAAGCGGTGCGGCGTGGGGCGAGATCGAAACCCATAAAACCCGCGTCCTGTTCGTGGATGAGGAGAATGGCGAAAGCGAAATATCAGGCCGGGCCGCCTACTGCATTCGCGGTGCGCTGGCCGATGAGGATACGGACCTGAAATATATTTCCCTGGCGGCCTTTCACCTGGACGATCCGAAGGATGAAGCGATCTTGACCGCTGAGATCCTGGCACAGGGGGCGGCCCTTGTCGTCCTGGATGCGCTGGCGGATCTGATGATAGGCGACGAAAACAGTAAGCAAGAAACCCAGCCGGTTTTTAACGCCCTTCGCCGAATTGCAGAAAAGACCGGGGCGGCGATCGTTGTGATCCACCATGCGAACAAGCAGGGCGGTCATCGGGGCAGCAGTGTGATCAAAGATGCACCCGATATCCTGCTCCGGGTGGAATCAGAACCGGACAGTCACCTGATCGAATTCCGAACCGAGAAAAATCGGAAGGGCCCAGCGATCAAATGGGCCATGCATGCGACCTGGACGGAAGACAGGTTTTACCTGAGCCCGGCGGATGTACAGGAAAAAACAAAATCCCTCAGCAAGTCCCAGCAATTCATTCTTGATTATCTGACAGAACACGGCGCAAGCCCGCTTAATGAAATCATGGGTGCGGCAGATACATGCAGCCCAGAAGCGGCCCGCAAGGCAGTATACAACCTGGCAAGCCTGAAGAAGATCCACAGGACCAACCCAGAGACTTTAGGACGAGTGATGTCTATTTGGGAGCTTGAACCATGAATTTAACCGTGCAACCATGCCGTCTCTTAAGAGAGGAGACGGCACGGTACAGTTGTTGCCGTGAAATAGCACGGTTACGGCACGGTTTGGCACGGTTGCACGGTTATATGCTGGCGCAGGTCGATCGTTGGGACCTACCGGTAGGAATCAAAGAATGAATACACCAGATATAGGTGGTGTTGATGTTACTGCCCCCACTGGTGGGGGTTCACCGGTGGGAGTTCGCCCACTGGTAGGAAATCGTGAAGGAATGATGATGGCAACACTCAGCAAGCAAGCAAGCGAGCACACAGACACACCTAGCACCGCCCCTCGTTGGCCAGATCCGACGGTCGCTGACGTCGCCAGGGGAATGGCAGGTCTTAAACACTTTTGCTCATCCAATATGTACCGGATGGCTGGCCTCACGTTCGTCTTCCACTTTTGCGGCAGGGTCCTTTCAGTAAGGGCCAAAGTGAAAAATCGTTGAGATAAGGAATTTATTATGGCGGTGCGAGGAAGAAAACCGAAACCAACAGCGCTCAAAAAACTAGCGGGATATCCTGGCCACCGCCCGCTCAACAAATTTGAGCCTGTCCCGGCGCCGGCCATTCCAAAGTGTCCGGCATTCCTGAGCGGTCCCGAGCGAACCGAATGGAACAGGGTCACAAAGCAGCTGCTCGAGCTCGGCTTGTTGGCCGAGATCGATCGATCGCTCCTGGCCATCTACTGCATGCAGTGGGGCACATTCCTCGAGGCGAGTGCGCAGCTGAAGAAGAAAGGCAGATTGACCATCCTGACGGGGACAGGTAGCTATATGCAGGATCCGTTGGTGGGGGTCCGCAACCAGGCTGCCCAGCAGGTGGTCAAGATCGCCGAGCTTTTCGGGATCTCGCCTTCTGCAAGGGCCCGGGTGCACGCCGATCCGATCGCAGATCACAAGACCCTGGCTGAAGAGCTTTTCTCTGGAGCCTTTGACGCCCCCAGTGAGAGGAAGAAACGCAGTGCCAAAAAAAGCTAGGAGCGAATTCTATTTCGACGAAAAGGCCGCCAAAGCGGCGGTTGATTTCTTCGAGAAACTACTCCACCACAGTAAGGGGGAGTGGGCCGGTAGGCTTTTCCTGCTTGAGCCCTGGCAGAAAGAGAAGATCATCCGGCCTTTGTTTGGCTGGAAGCGATCGGATGGGACCCGAAAATTTAGGAGGGCATACGTCGAATGCGGAAGAAAAAATGGGAAATCCAGTTTAGGCGCAGGGATAGCCCTGTACTTGCTTTATGCCGATTCCGAGCCTGGCGCTGAGATCTACTCTGTCGCTGCGGACCGGGACCAGGCCTCGATCGTATTCGACGAAGCCAAGACAATGGTTGAGACCTCCCCAGATCTGCTGCGTAGGTCGGAGATCTTCAAACGATCGATCGTCAACGACGAGCTGCACGGATCCTATAAAGTTCTTTCGGCAGATGCCCCAACCAAGCACGGAAAAAACACCAGCGGGATCATATTCGATGAGCTTCATGCCCAACCGAATCGGGAGCTGTGGGATACCTTAACGACTTCAACGGGAGCGAGGAAATCTCCTCTTGTGGTGGCGCTGACCACCGCTGGATTTGACCGGAATTCCATCTGCTTCGAGCAGCACGAATATGCCCGCCAGGTCCTCGAGGGGATCATCGAAGATCCCGAGTTCTTTGCATTTATCGCAGCGGCTCCGGAAAAGGCAGACTGGACGGATCCGGAGGTCTGGAAACTGGCCAACCCCAACCTAGGGGTCACGATCAAGCGGGACTACCTGGCCACCGAATGCCACCGGGCCCAGATCTCGCCGGCATACGAAAACACGTTCAGGAGGCTGCACTTGTCTCAATGGACCCAGCAGGAAACCAGGTTTCTTCCGATCGATATCTGGGACCAATGCGACCAGGTCGTGGATCCCCAGCTCCTCGAAGGGGCGGCCTGTTACGGAGGCCTGGACCTGGCCAGCAGTTCCGATATCGCGGCCTTTGTCTTGGATTTTCCCAATGAGCCTGGCGAGCCGGAGCACCATGCCTGGCTGCCATTTTTCTGGATCCCAGAAGACAACATGATCGAGCGGGAGCGCCGGGACCGGGTGCCTTATTCGGTCTGGGTGCGGGAAGGACTGGTCAAGGTTACCGAGGGGAATGTGATCGACTACGGCGTCATCCTGGAAGACATAATCGAGCTCGGGAAGATCTATAACATCAGAGAAATTGCTTTCGACCGGTGGGGCGCTGTGCTGATCTCCACACAGCTGCAAGGTGCCGGGTTCGTGCTGGTCGGTGAGGGTCAAGGGTTTCAAACCATGAGCCAACCAACCAAGGATCTCCTTCGGTTGGTAATGGATAAGCGCCTGGCTCACTCTGGAAATAGGGTTCTTCGGTGGATGTGTGACAACTTAATGGTCCGGCAGGATCCCGCCGGCAATTTCAAGCCCGACAAATCGAAATCCACCCAGAAGATCGACGGGATCGTCGCAGGCATTATGGCGCTCGACCGGGCCATGAGGAATCAGAATAATTCGGAGCCAAGCGTGTACGAGGAGCGAGGGCTCATATATTTTTAGGTTTAGGAGAATCCCATGAGAAAAGAGAATTTAGTAATCTTGATCCCCAAAGGCGGGAATGGCACCATAAATGCACAATTCCCATCCTCCGACGTTGCCGAAATCGCCCGCTATAAGAAACTTGGCTGGGTGGAGGTCAATTCTGACAGTCTGCCAGTTTCTTTCAGGGCTAGCATACGGGCCTCGAGCATCCGGGCGCAGGAGAGCCATTCTAAATTCATCCCGGACCGTGATGCCCTCGAGAGCCTGGAGCAAGAGACCACTCCTGGGGTCATGAGGCGAGTGGACTTCGATACATGGGATGACGCTTCAGCCAAGATGGACTTTTTCAAAGCCGGCGGATCCCTAATCGACGGTTAATCACCCATTCACATTCACCGGCCAGGCGGTCGGTAGAATCCAGGCTCCAGCTCCAAAAGGCCAGGCGGCCTTTGAAGCAGAAGCAATTCAGGTCCAGGTGCTTCACACACCTGGCAAATAACAGGAAAAGGAGAATCGAATGAAAACTGATTTGATCGCAATGACCAGGGGCGGAAAAACTATCGAAGTTCATAGGACCGCAGTAAGCTCTCACCAGCGACAAGGGTGGAAAGTTGTTGATCCCACCGACCTGGCAGATCTGGCAAAGGCCGGCCTGGTGGAGTTGCCCAGGCAGGATCCAGAACCCTATGAGAAGCTGATCAAGGTTTCCCTGGCCGGCAAGACTGTGGAGCTCAACATGGCCGACGTCAAGGAGTGGATCGACGCCGGCTGGAAGGTCGAAGATCAAAACGACCTGGTTGAGCTTGTAAAGCTCGGCCTCCTGGTTCCACCAAAAGGAACCGCCCCAGCAGAGAAGTTGGTTCGCATGATCAAAGCGGGCGACGATTCTTTTTCCAAAACTGGTGACACTGTCGAAGTGGATCCTTCAGCAGTCGCTGCGCATGTCAACGCCGGCTGGAAAGTTCTGGAAAGTTGATGATCAATAACCTGGCGGACCTGGTCATGGTTGGTTGCTCGATCTGCAAACGTGGTCCGACAACCTGCCTTGGCCAGGCGGCCCAGGCCTGTGAAAGGAGAGTCTCATGAAAAAATTTGTTACGATGACCAAGAACGGTGAGTTTATTGAGGTCGACCGATCTTGCGTGGCTTCCCACATCAAGGCACATTGGAAGATCGCTGGTTCCGACCAGAGGATCCAGCTTTCCAAGGCCGAGCAAGATGCCAGGCAAGCCGCCACCCAGAATGCGGTCTCACAGGCTAGCGCCGCCGTGGAGGCACCGCTGATCAAGGTTGAGAAAGATGGAGTAACGCTAGAGATCAACCCTACGACGCTTCAATCACATTTGCTCGCGGGTTGGAAGGTCGTTGACCAGGAGCTCCTGGCTTCCCTCGCCGCCCTGAAGGCTTCCCGAGCGATCTAACTCACATCCCAAAAAGGAGAATGTCATGAAAATACTTTCGAAGGAATCCGAGCATGAAGGTCTGATCGAGATGGTCCAGGACGAAGAGCACATCTGGGTACATCCGACGACCGTAAAAGCTCATGTTAAAGCCGGCTGGGAATTAGCCAACCGAACTCAGGCGCCTGCGGTCGCTGCGGCGATCGAAAAGGCCAACGTAGAAGCCGCTCAGGCAGCCGCCCACGTGAACGAGAAGCTGGTCCGTATGTTTAAAACCGGAAAGTTCTTGGGGCAAGCTGGACCGGTCCAGTCCTATGCAGAGGACGAGTTCATCGAGGTTAATCCCACGGCCGTTAAATCGCACGAAGCGGCTGGTTGGACAGTGGTCGATGAAGAGTACTTGAAGGAGCAGCGGGATATGTTTCTGCACCAGAATCCTTTCTGTGCTGATCCTTACAAGATCCACGGCGGCCTGCAAGTCAAGGCGGTCGAAGTCGCCTTGATCACTCCTCGCCGTGAGGACGGCTCAAAAGATGAGTTTTCCAACCTAAAGCAGAGCTTATGCCGAGCCTGCTACACTCGAAAACTGGCCACCGAATAACGGCCAAGGAGTAGATCCCATGTCACAATTCGTTACCATGACCAACAAGCAGACCGGCCAAACCCTGCAGATAGATAAAAGTGTTGTATCCGCCTACCTGACAGACGGCTGGGATTTTGTCCTGGACACCCTGGACGGCCAGCTGTTCAATATCGAGGTCACGATCGGGCCCGAAACATCCCATGTGATCAATGTCGCCTTGCAATTGCAGACCCAGGACGAGACGCCCTTGTCCTTCATGGCCTCTTTGCTGGCCTACCTATCGGATTCACCGAATGGCAAAGCTTTCACGGCGACGGCTCCGGATGGCGGGGTGGCTATTGGAACAAACGGTGCCTGCAACCCCCTGTTTTTCGGCAAGGCATTCCTGCTGACCTTTGAGACGACCGGCTTGCTGGATCTAAACATCCAGAATTCGACGGCTGTCACCTGGTATTTGACGATCGTGATGCCAAACGGAAATCCGATCGTTTCGGCTGCGATCGCATTCTAGCCACATGAATAAAGCCACCGAGCACCAGGAAGGTTTTACCTACGCTGAAGCCGAGGAGATCGTCCGGGATTATGTTTGCGCCTCCTGCCAGGGCATTCTCACAATCCATTGCATCGATTTCAACACAGCCGGCGTGGCATGCCGTGAATGCGGACCAGTTGAGCTGGCCGGCCGTGTGACCAAGAGGACCGTTGCCTTGGAAGCGGAGCGAGCTAAGCTGCAGTTCGATGAGGTTGTAAAGAACCTGGCCGATCTCTTTCCGGAGCCGGCGTTTCCACGGAAACAGAAGAAGACCGAGCGGGAGATCCTGAAAGAGCTCGGATTTTAGAAAAGGAGATCTGAATGGCGATCAAGAATCTGACCGTTGTCCCTCACGCTTTCCTGAAATTGGGGCAGATCCGCAAGGGGGAACGATTCGAAGAAGATGGCCGGATCCGGATGAGGGATCTGGATTATTTCCGGGTCACCTTTCGTCCGGACGAAAGGCAAGCAGAGCAGGTCTTTCGCCAGGTATACGGACCCGAGCCCAGGGCGATCAATATTCGCCTGGCCTTTCCGGAGATCTCCCAGGTGTGGGATGCGTTCTATGAGTGCTATAGCAAGGGGGGTTTAATTGCTAAGGCCGGCACTGATCCGGACGGCACCCTGAGATGGCTTTTCTATCGTGATCACAGCAGCGGCGAGGTCCTGGTCCGGGATGGCGTGGCCGTCGGAAAAGGTGGCAGTGAGCTCCTGGCCACACCGATCGAGATCGGAAAGCCGGTCTACACCTACAAAACGAAAGATGGCCAGGCTGCAGCGTACCTGGAGCCCGTCGGCCGGCTAAATGTGGTCATCCCCGAGCTCGCCAAGAGCAGCGGCAGGCCAGGTGAGCCCGATTTCTACCCCGGGCGGGTCGGCTACCTGGAATTCAGGCCTACCAGCCCCCATGATATCCGGACGATCTCCGCTGAGCTCGCAGCGATCGATTACATTGCCCGCCAGGCCGGAAAGAATCTGACCGGGATCCCGATGGTCCTGAAGCGCCGGGAGGATGAGATCTCGAAAAATATCAATGGGAAACTTTCCCACGGTCCGAGTTGGCTCGTGCACATCGAGGTCTCTCCCACATGGGGAGATGCAGCATTCAAGGTCTTGGAAAAGGCCAGTTATCCTGAGATCATCGAGGCGCAGATCAAGGTCCTGCCATCGCCCGAGATCGAGGAGATCTGGGAGAACGATCTGCCGGCCGGCGAACCAGCTGCAGCTCCGGTCATTGACGACTCTACTGAGAAGTCTGTAATTGAACCGACCCCCGCCGATCGTCCTTACCCTCCTGAGCAGCTGAAGGCTCGCCTCCTGGAGCTCGCCCAAAAGTATGCTGAGAATGATCCCGAGCTGCCAAAAAACATCAAGCAAATTGTGGCCATCAACCTGGGAGAATGCTTTGCTCCGGCTGAAGATTTTGAGTACCGCCGGCGGGTCCTTACTTTCTGGTTATTTGGTAAGG